CAATTGATCGCGTTATGATGTTTACTTCTGAAAAAATTGGTGGGCTTAATTCAACCCGTGAAAAAGGTACAATTCTTGAGCCAGTGGTGGTGTAAATGGGTTTACCTTTAAATCCTCTTGATAAGTATCGTTCATACGCTTTTCACCATATTTTGTTGGTAAGTAATTCATCAGAATCTCTTCGTAAGTTTTTAGGACAAGGAGAAAAAGAAAAAGGCAAACCAGAAAAAAGTTTTTTAGAAAAACTTGAAAATGCAAGAATTGGATCAAATATATCGCCTTCTAAAGAAGGCGGTGACGTTTATCTTATTATAGATACTAGACGAACTTCTGACTTTTCAATTAAAGGTGTTTCATACAACGTTTTATTTGGGGCGGGGTCTGGTCCAAGTGATACTCACGTTTATAGTAGTAAGCTTAAAATGGAAGTAACTGATGTTTCAGGCGTTGGCTTTTTAAATTATCTTCAATATTTAGTTGATGAAAAACTTAAAACTGATGTTACAGGAATGATGTTTTTGCTTCATACTATGTTTATAGGTCATACTGACCAAAATACAACTGAGTTAATTGAAGTAACTGATATTCCAATGATCTTTGTTAAAGGAGACATGACTGTTACTGAACGTGGTTCAGATCATGAGATTGAATTTTTACCAATCTCAATTGGGTCACTTGACGCTGTAGAAACATTTGCAAAGTTTAATACTGATAAAACAATTTTTTCAAAAGACAGCACGCTTGGAGCAGCAATCCAATCGCTTGAAAATAATCTTAATCGTATTTCGTTAGATTATTTTAATAATTTTAATGCTGATTTAAAGGCTTATAACTCAGATGACGTAAAGAAGTCAAAGGATCTTCAAAACGGTCGCTTGGTTCAATACATGATAACAATTCCAAAAAGTTGGGAATCATTTAAGATTGACACAACACCTGAAAATTCGCCTGAAATAAACTTTAAAAATCTTTATGCTGGTACTCCAGCCACTACAGGAGAATCTGGTGAACCTGGAAAAGTTGAACAGCTTAATGGTCAATATTTTAATTCAGCTGTTAACATGAATATTTTTGATGCAATTTATTCTTTGCTAAGAGCGACCCCTGAAGTAAACGCGATGGCGTCGCTTGAAAATAAAACAAAAGGAACGGCAAAGATTTTTAAAACAGTATCAAGTGTAACATCTGATGATGATACGATTTTAGTACACTGTGATGTAGTAGAATACAATTTACCAGATGTTCAACGATTTCAAGAAGCGCGTAAAAAGAAAGAAGACACACAAAATAATATGCCGAAGGCAAATGAAACCCCTTCAAATTATTACGTGTATGATTATATTTTTTCTGGAAAAAACAGTGACATCATTCACATGGATATTAAGCTGAACGATTATATGTTTGCTCTTCAAGATAATAGCAAAATTGGAGAGCTTGCTGCAACCACAGTATTTAAAAATGGTCAAATAGAGCAAGAAGATAAACAAAAGGTTGCGCCAAAAAATACGTTAGCTTACGCGCGTAAACGACAGCCAATGATTCCAGTTTCTCGTTCAAAAGAAGAACAGCAAAATAATTCTACCGCAGTTAATAAAGGATTACCTGGTTCTGAACAGCGATTTAGAAATTCTCAAGAGTTTCACGCCGCGCTGTGTATGATTCACGCTATCTCAATGGTAAACGCTAAGGTTAAGATTAGAGGAAATCCAGAGTTACTAGGTATGACAGTTCTTCCTGCTGTTCCAGCGCACACTAAAGTGCGTGAAAATTTGGCAGACTATACAAAAATTACGAATTTCAGTGACTCTACTGTTCAAACCTCAGTTCAAGCTTCAAAAACTCAGCATCGTAAGTGGGTCGATGAAATGGCGAAAAAAGCTATTTCAACTGTTGATGAAGCAAGTGATAAGGGAAAGCACAAAGGCGGCAGCTCAGCAATTTCAGAGCCTCTTTTTGTAAAGATTAACATTTTTCAACCTGCTGATTATCTTTATTCAATTGCTGATCAAAAGCTTTTTTCAGAACAATTTTTTTACAATGGCTGGTACTGGGTAACTGAAGTAGAAAATCATTTTACCTCTGATGGGCATTTTACACAAGATCTTTTTTTAAAATCATTTGACCTTTACGGTCAATACTTAGAAGCTCGTCCAGACGATAAAAAAGTTCCTCAAAAATAATGGCTAAAAAACATATTTTAGATAATGCAAAATTTCAATTTCCTTTTATAATTGAAGGATTTGTAATGGCAACTGACGACCCGTCACAAATGGGTCGTTGTAAGATTTGGTGTCCAGCTTTAGATGGTGAAACTTACAGTATTGATACTTTGCCATGGGCAGAGTATGCCTCACCGTTAGCTGGAGTAACAAATGATTTTCCAGCTGGACGAGATGCAGCACCAAATAAAGGCTGGGCATCTTATGGCTTTTGGGCAATTCCAAAAATTGGCGCTCAAGTTCTTGTATTTTTACTCAACGGCAACCCCGCCCGCCGCTTTTATTTTGCCTCATTTTTTGACTTGCATCGCAATCGCTCGCTTCCTGCTGGTCGTAATGTAAATGATCAAAAGCAACCGGGCCCATGGACAGATATCTATGAACCTCTTCAACCGGCCTATACAAATCTTCGAGCTCAATTTCAGAATCAAGTAGAAAGTCCTCAATGTATTTCGCGAGGTGGTTTTGAGCTACAAGCATCGCAAGCACAAACTCTTAAAGATGGAACCGATGGTTATACACCTTCCGCTGCTGACCCTCAAAAAATAAAAGATCCGCAAACGTATTGCTTTGTTACTCCAGGTCACCACTCGTTAATAATGACTGATGATAACGCTCACTGTAGAATCCGACTAAAAACTACTGCAGGCGCTCAAGTCATTTTAGACGATACAAATGAGCGTATTTACATTTCATCTGCCCTCGGTAACACCTGGATTGAACTTGATGAAGATGGGCACATTCACATTTTTGGTGGTGCTTCTATTTCTGTGCACGCAGGAAAAGATATTAACATGACCGCTGGACAGAACATCCACCTTGAAGCTGGTGGCACTATTGATTTAATATCTGGCGGAGTTACGCGAGTAACATCAGGTGGAAACTTTAATTTGAGCTCCGGTGGTTCAGTTTTGGCAACAGCATGTTCTAAAATGAATTTAACAGGTAATGGTGGATTTTTAGCTTCTGGCGCTGAAATGCATCTAACTGGAGAAGGTGGAGTCTTTGTTACTGGTTCCTCAATAGATCTAAATGGTCCAGCTGCTGATTCACCTGAATGTCCTGATAAAGCAGTGCCTCCTCCATTGGTTCCAGAGCATGAACCGTGGCAACGTCCAACGTCAGAATTGAAAAGAAATCAAAACTGGCGTGAATAGTTTTTTGGATAAATATTGAAGCAAATAAAAAACGAGACGTAAATGACAACTGCAACTTACAGAGGATTTTCAACGCAAGCCTGGTTAGATACTGGCTTTCGTTTTAGCACCTCAAATATCGAGACTGTAAAGCGTGATTTGTTAAATCACATTTACACAATAAAAGGTGAGCGTCTCATGATGCCTAATTTTGGTACTAGAATACCGCTTATGGTGTTTGAACCGAATGATGAGCGCACTAGAGCTGCTATAGAAGCTGATTTACGTGAAGTTATTAATTATGATCCACGAGTTAAACTTGTTGCAATATCAGTTGTTTCACTTCCTGATAATAACGCGATTCTTGCATTAGCAGATCTTTATTACATTGAATTTAAGGTAACGGATACGTTACGAATCGAAATTTCGACAAACGGTTAAAATAAATGGCAATTCGAAATATTTACAGTGCAGAATCTTGGGAACGTGTGTACGAGGCGTTTAACAATATCTCATTTGTTTCCTACGATTTTGATACAGTTAAAGCAGCTCTGCTTGATTACGTTAAGTTGTACTATTCAGAAAGTTTCAATGACTTTATTGAGTCATCTGAGTTTATTGCTTTCCTTGAAATGTTTGCTTATGTAGCAGAAGTTCTCGCGTATCGTGTTGATATGCTGTCACATGAAAACTTTATTACGACTGCTCAGCGCAAACAATCAATTCTTCGTCTTGCTAAGTTAATTTCATACAAGGTGACACGAAACATTCCAGGCCGTGGCCTTGTAAAAATAACATCAATTGTTACTTCAGAAAGAATTATTGACTCGCAAGGTATTAATCTCGCAAACACAGTGATTAAGTGGAATGATCCTAATAATTCAAATTGGAAGGAACAATTTTTCTTAGTGCTAAATCACGTTTTAACTGGAAAATTTGGGCAACCTCAAAAGTCAGTGCAAGTTGGCGATGTTAGTCTTCAATTGTATAACTTTGCAAATATTTCATCAACATTTGTAAATGGTGTTTTTCCATTTATTGCTGATACTGGAACTGAACAATTTCCAATGGAAATTGTTCCTGTTGACATTGATGAAAATGGACCATTTGAAAGAACACCTGATCCATCGCAATCTCTTTCATTTATTTACTCTAGTGATGGTTTAGGAGATGGCTCTGATTACACTGGAATTTTACTTTTCGTAAAACAGGGCGGCCTCGTTAGAACTGATTACACTATTAGTTCTCAGATTCCAAACAGAACACTTGAGCTTGCTCTTCAAAATGTTAATGAAACAGACGTTTGGCTTTCACGTGTTGACACAAATGGAAATGTTCTTGAACGCTGGGAACAAGTAAGTACGTTAGCTGAACAAAATTTGTTTTTTAATAATACTACAAATCGTAAAAAGTTTGAAGTTGAAACATTAGAAAATGATCGTGTAAAGTTGTTGTTTGGGGATGGTGACTATAGTGATATGCCTATTGGAACGTTCCAAATTTGGACTCGTCAATCAATTAACAAGTCAATTGTAATTCAAGCAAATAGAATTCAAAATCAACCTATTTCATTTTCATACACTTCGAATTTAGGCTTAAATGAAACTTGCTCTTTAACATTTTCACTTACATCAGCTATTCAAAACTCTGCTGCGTCTGAAACCATTGATCATGTTCGTCAATCA